TTTCCGGGCCCGCGCCGGTCGCCCTCCGGGCTCCCTCTGCGGGCCCGGAAATCGAAGGATTGGTGTTGGACATCTTTCACTCCTTGTATCGCAAATCAGTGTCCAACGAAATCGTGCTGCGGGAGAGTGCACTGCGGGGAGGGATCCGCAGATGCAGGCAAGGAAAGCTCTCCGGCGCGGCCAGGATCAGGCCGTATAGCAGCGCGGACAACGGCTCGCGGCGCGCAATCAGCCACTCGGCACGCTCCTCCAGGCGACTCGCATCGCCTTCGCCAAGCCAAGGCGATGGAACATCCCGAAACAGTTGCCTGATCCAATCCTCCTCGATCCTGCAGACCGCCTCGGCCCAACGATCCAGCTCTTCCATCCCGTGCAAGCCTCTGTATGCCCACCGGGCGCCTATGCCGAGCAGGGAGGTGCTGACAGCACCATCCCAGTTGGATCCGCCCAGTGCGGCGCCGTGGTCGATCATCATCGCCCAGACCTCGCGGTTCTCGTCGCGGTAAAACACCGCCTGCCGCGGCTCCTGGTGAGCCATCCACACGTCGGCTACGAGTGCGCCGACGATATGGTCCGCATTGACAACCAGGTGCGCCATCGAATCCGGCCAGAAGTCGTAGATCACACCGCGGATCGGATCGCACGGATAGGCTGCTGCCGCGCAGAGCCAGCCGCCATCGACGCGAGCCGCATCGAGTAAATCTGCATCCCAGCCGCACTGCTTAGAGATTTCCTCGCTGACAACGATCGGCCGCACAACCGCGGTCCGGATGCCCAGTCTGGCCAGCAGCCGACTGGCGATCCACTCGTGGATCAGCTCGCGGCAGGCTGAGAGCCTCCGCGGGGGCTTGACGGCGTAGTGACAGGCGTCGTCGGCCTCCACGAGAGACGCTCTCGATCGGCCTGTTAAGCGTCTCAAATAACGCTCCGCACGGAGCTGCTGGCATTTTTTCTCGGCATTCCCATAGCTTGAAAACGTCATGGTCCTGTTTAAGAGGTGGCGGCTGTCTGCTTTTCATCTCAGGGATCCACGACAAATTTACAACCCGGATCGACAGGCATGGACGTAGAATAAGGACGGCTGCTGACTCTACAGTGGTGTCTCGATCATGACGAACGATATATGGAGGCAGATCAATGGAAACCAGCCCGATTATTATTATCTTTCCCCCTGACGCTTGCAACATCCCAAACAGGCCGGCATTGCGCCACCTCATGGACTTTGATATCCATGGGATATAGCTGACCGAAGAGTCAGCCACAGTCTCCTCCATTGTTGCCGCGGGTGCGAGACGGCGTACCCGCGGCGATTTTCCCTCAGGGGTTCGAGTAGAGCAGGATGTAGCCAAGGGTGGCTCCCGCCGGTGTCTTGACCCGGATCACGCCAGCCCAGCCGGATGGGTTGCTTGCCGCTCCAAGATCAGCGAACCGGTAGCCGTTGCCGGAGCCGCCGGCCAGGATGAGTTCGCCGGCGGGGGTCAGCTCAAGCAGCGTGCTGTCGGCAAGGTTGGAGCCGGGGCCGTGGATCTTGAGGGGCGATGTGGTCGGGTCCGAGGCGGCGATGACGGAGGGGCCAGCGGCGAGGCCGGAGGCGATGTGCGGCGTCTGTGAAGCCCAGGTGCGGGCGTAAGCTTTCTGCGGATCGTTTCCCTGCTGGAGGCAGGCACCCCAGAGGTGGATGTCGCCGGTGGTCCAGTCGTCACCGTTCGCTGCGAACTGGCGAACCACGATCCAGAGGCCGGTCTGGCCGCTCGCCAGCGCGCCGGCGATCTTGAAGCGCTGCCACGAGGTCGTCAGCGTGATCTGGGTGGGGCCGGCGAGGTAGGTGGCATACGCATTGTCGACGATGGCGAGGGAGATCTTTCGGGTGCCGGAAGGCACCCGGACCCAGATGTAGAAGGTGTAGGTCCCGCCGTCCGCGAGGCCAGCGATTTGCTGCTGGATGACGGGAGTGTCCGTGACTGCTGTAACGACGTCCGCCGTCTGGTGGCCGTCCGGGGCGATCACGGCGTTCGAGGTGACCGAGCAGGAGCCGCCGTTCTTGTCCCACGTTGCTGCGGCGAAGTTCTCCGAGTGCTTCGCCATGTTCTCTAGCGGTCCGCCGATGGTCTGATGCGGGCCGCAGTCCACCGGGCCGGTGAAGTGCTCGCCGGCGCGGTTTGCCGGGATGTAGCCAAGGGCGTTGGTGATCTCGCTCGCCTCCGGCGGGCTCGCGCTGATGGTCACGCTGACCCGGTCGTTGGCTGGGTCATCGGCGGCGGCGAGCGAGACCCGGTTCCCTTGGACAAGATTGAGTGCCCGGCGCGTGCCGACGTCTGCTCCGTCCTTTTGGACCTTATGCGGGAACTCACCGCTCACGATGTCGGCGGCGGTGTGCGTGTGGCTGGGCAGGTCGGCTGCGGCGAGGTTTGCGCCGGCGGTCACACGGCCCTTGGCATCGACGGTAACCTTCGAGTAAGTGCCCGGCGCCGCCCCGGAGGGAGCCATGGACACGATGCCCGAATCGACGGCGAGGCCTCCGGCTGGATCAATCTGCACGATGCCCTTGTTACCGTAGCCGGCGTCCGGGTAGGAGAACGCGCCGAAGGTCTGCCCAGGGGCGAAGTCGATGATCGCATCGGCCACCAGGTGATCGTTCGCGCCCAAAGTCAGGCCGAGATCCCCGGACCCGTCTGCCTTGCGCCACTTGATCGGCCCGCCGTTCGGCAGGCGCACCAGACCGGTCGCGGCCTTGGTGCCCGAGCCGAACTCCGCGCCGTCGACGAAGCTCTTCTGGCCGGTGATCGTCACTGGGCCGTCCTTGCGGACGTAGTTGCGGCTCGATGCGGTGCCAATGTCCTGCTGGACTGCGCGCACGGCGTCCTTAAGGGCTTTGATGTAGGCCGAGACCATGTTGGCGCGCACGGTGGCGCCGGAAGCGTGCTGCGCTGCAACGGTGCCGAAGGCTCCGCGCTGGCAGCCGGTGAACTGCGTGGCGGTCTTGCCGGTGTAGACGATCAGCTCGTCGTCGATGGAGAGGATTCCATATTCATCAGGGAAGCCCACGCCCGTCGACTCGACGCTGATCGTCGTGTCGCCGGCGTAGACCGGCATCGTGGTGATCGTTTCGAGCGGCTTGGCTGAGAAGGCGTCGGCAGGCGAGTAGAGGCTCGATGCGTCGTCGATGGAGTTCGGAAACTTACTCGGCATTCATCCTCCTCGAATTGCAGCGGAACGTGTTCATCCGGCTGCTTGCCGGCGGCGCATAGGCCGCGGCTACGGGCGTCTCGACCGCGCGCGCGACGCGGGGCCGGTGATAACTTGCCAGCGTCGCGGCTGCCTCCGCTGCCGATTCCAGCGGCACGGGGCGCGAGTTCAGGCAGAACTGGTCGAGCGCCCAGAAGCAGAACGAGTGCAGGCCACGGTTGCGCCACATGCCGTAGGCCTCGCGCATCGGCGGATCGGGCGGGCCGTAGATCCCGGCCAGGTACATGCATTCGGACGGCGGGCGACCGAGCTTCAGCGGGAACTCGAGCGTCTGGCGCATGAGCCGTGCGTTCTTCTGCCAGACGTCGTAATCGAACCCTTCCGCGCGGAAGTACTTCACGCCGTAGGCAGAGGTCTGCCATTCGTTGGGCAGGTTGACGTGGAAGTTGAGCGCGCGGAAAGCCGGGTCCGGCGCGGGCTTGCCCTGGTTGGCGTCGAGCGGCCACAGGCACTCAAACACCGCCGATGGATGGAACCGCCGGACGTAGCTGATCACCTCGGCGCAATACTCCCAGATGCGGTCCCGAAGGAAGTTGGCCGCTTCGATGTCGTCGTTGGGCGAGTCGGTGTTGGCCAGGAACCGATGCAAAGGCCGCCCGTAGCGGGCCTGGAACGCCGCCTTCGTGTCGTCGTCGTAGAACGGCATGCCGGAGGCGTTCGGGAAGTACCACCACTGCGTCTCGCCGAACTGGAGCACGATGGGCATGCCGGCGGCGGCGATCTCGTCGGCGCACTCCTTGTACATTTGCTTGAGGTAGTTCCGGACGCGCGGACCGAAGTGCATCTGGTGTGACGGGATCGGCAGGAAGACCGGCTCGCCGTCCCAGTAGCGTGCGGCCATTGCCATAGGCGGGCGGTAGCACTCCATCGAGAAGGCGAAGCTGGCGCCGATGCCGGCCTGCTTGAACTCGCGCGCGAGATCCCGGATCCAGTTCCGCGCGCCGTTGGTCATCACGGGCGAAATCGAGTCGATCATCTCCCAGTCGCCCTCGGCGCCCCGCTGGTCAAGCGGCGGCGCGCCCTGAGAGATGCTCAATTGCGGACTGGCCGCAATCGTAAAGATGTAGCTGGGTGCGCGGGAGCGGATGTGAATCGATCCGCCCTCGCTGGTGCACCAGACGCCCGGAAAGGTGACGTTGATCATCGCGCGCAGGTGGGCGGCGATATCTTCGGTCGAGAGACCTGCGCCGGGCGAAAAGTAGAGCGTCGTGCCGGAAAGGTTGATCCAGAGCGGCTGGTCAGGATCCCAGGCGTTGATGGCGACTGTGCAGTTTGGATAAGTCGCCTCAACGCGCCGGCGCTTGTTGTTCCAGAAGACGCCCATGTAGACGTCGGCGTGCCCGAGGAAGCCGAGCTTCTGCAGATGCCAAACGTGCCAGGCTGGCGGCTTCTTGTAGCCGTGGTCGGTGTCGAAGTCGATGGCGAGGGAGACGTCGGGATAGACCTTGGGCGGATCGGGCGGGTTCTGCGGCTCTAGCGGCCACAAGTAGTCGAAGTAGAAGTAATAGCCGTTGCTGGATGGGTGTTTGTCGAACAGCGCGCGGATCTCGACCGTGTGCGTCCCGCCAGGCAGCGCGGTGGTGAGTCGCTTCATCGCCGCGAGGCCGTTGTAGTCGTTCAGGTAGAGATCATGCACCGCTGGTGCGCCGCCATCAATGCTGACCGCAATCCGGCCGGCATCGCGGCCAAGCCAAGTGCCGAGGTAGAGATCGTGCTCGCGTGGGTGGGAGTATCGGATCGTAACCGTGCGGCGATCCTGGGCGTCAGTCGGCGCGCAGCGTTTCGCGTGGCCGAGCGACCACCACTGCGTGGGCCAGCCCGTGCCGTAGCGGTAATCCTCCCAGTAGCCCTCATACCGGCAGCGGCCATCCGATTCTTCGATCCGCGGCGCACCGCCGCCGACCTTTAACGTTCGGTCACCGGTGACCGTGAGGTTTGAGATGCGCACCTGCCACTCGATGTCCGAGCGCGTCCCGGTGATGGTCGAGATCCGCTGGATGCGCGTGCCTGCCGGCCAGGCTTGCGGCGCCGAGGAATCCTCGCCGCGGCGCACAATGACGCGGTAATACCACGTGGCCGGATCATTCGGGTTCGGCTTCTGGAGGCCGAAGTTGGCGATGCAGGAAATCCGTTCCTCGATGCTCGGCGTGCCGACATAGTACTTGCGCCCTGCGGGCATCTCCTCAGCGTTCGTGAGATGCCACTCCTCCTCTGTCCCGGCGGGCGAGGCCGCAACGGCCTGCTTCAGCCGCCCGCCTTCCCGCAGCCCTGCCTCCACATCCTCGAAGCGCGGCGCAAAGGTGAGGTGGATCTTGACAATGTCGGTGGCAGGCACAGGCACCAACGCCTGGCGGTCTCCGTTCTTGTAGCCGGACAGCGCGACGAAGGGGAACGTGAATCGGTAGACGCGCGTGTTTGCAGCGCCTTGCACGGCCGTGGAAATGACCGTAGCGCCGTCCTGCAGCCCGACGATCTGATTGGCCGGGTCGGCGGAGACGCGCACTGGGATGCCATTTGCATCGCGCCCGTACTGTCCGAGCGGGCCGGCCAGCTTCAGTTTGAGTGTTGCGGACTTGTCTGTCGTCTTGAATTCGTCGACCGCGAGGCTCGACGGCTGGTCGCCGTAGTCCGGCTGCGGGCCGTCCACCATGCGGCTCTTGAGCACGCGGCCGAAATGCCGCGCCCGCGGCAGCACGCGGCAGACGGCTCCGGCCGCATGGCGTTTGGCGAAATAGGCCGTGAAATTGCCGGAGGCCACGGAGATCACTTTCACGACCTCATCGTTGGCTGCGCCAATATCGATGCCGACATAATCCCCGGGACGCATCTCGGCTGAGGATTGCACCCGCACGGTATAGATTCCCGGCACAAACCGTGTAAGCGTGGCCGATCCGGAGCCGCTGTTTGACCAGACGACCACGGGGCCGTTCTGCCCTGGCTGCAACGTCACGGTCACCACATTGCCGGAGGCCGTACAGCCCACCAGGCTGCCCATGTTGGCGTTGAACCATGATGAAAAGAACGAAGCGATCTCGGCCGCGTTGGCGAACAAGCCTTCCCGCACGGCCACAGTGGTGTTGTTGACAGCAAAGTTGTGGTAGAACCACGGATCCCCTTGCCACCAAATGGCCTGATCTGTCGATGGGGCATCCGGATTGCCGATATCCCGGGTGATTGCGGTTTCCAGGCCGCAGAATCCGATCGCCTCGGCTGACGAGCACGACCAGCGGGTCCCCATGAAGTAGACATAGACTTTGTCGGTCAACGCTGGCGTCGGATGACCGATCAGGAGGGAATCCAGGATGGCTTCATCACGGTCCTGCAGTTCAAACTCGAATCGCCCCGGAGTGACACCGCCGGCCACAAACGCTGCGTGGTTCATGACCGGGACCTCGTAGATGTCCCCGGCGCCTGTGGTGATGGTGAGCTTGTCCCAACCCACGCTTGGATACCGCGGGCAATCCGGCCGGACATTGCCCTCCTCGCCATTCACGGGTAGCACCTCCATGTCGTACTGGAGGGTCAGCCCGGAGAGGTCCGTCACCGGGAGCGGTTTGAGGCGCAGATGGTTGAAGTAATCGTAGGCGGAAAAGAGTTGGACATTGGCGAAATCTTCGGCCGCCTGGAAGATGCCTGAGATCTGAAAGCCGGTCTCAGTGGCGTCATGGAGCGTGGTGGTCGCCGCGCGGCCGGAAAAGCCCTGAAGCTGGATCGTACGGCGAGGGTCGAAGAGCCTTACAATGTCCGAAGACATCTCGTTCGTGCTAGGATCAACAAAGCATGCTCGGCCTGTGGATTCCCGTTGCGCTCATCATCATCGCGCTGGTAGTCACGTTTTTGCCTCATCGCGCAAGGTCATCCAGAGATCGCGCCAAGGAGGAAGATCGCGCGGGGCAGCGCGAGCTCAAGTGGAACAGGGACTTCCACGACCGGAACGGGAATCAGGTCTGAATCACGACAGTGAGATCCGCGCCCGGGTCGGGTGACGGCACGCGGTAGATGTCGTAGCTCAAGTCATCGCCCTCCATGAGCACAGGCGTCGGCCAGATGGTCGGCTGGATGAACGTCTGCGCAGGATGGTCCCGCCGCACGATTGCCGTGAACTGCATGCTCGACGGGTTCACGGAGAGCACGCGCACGTATTCTTCATGTGGCGTCCCGAGTCCGAGATGGATCCACATGCCCGGTCGGAGCAGGAAGGCGTTCTCGTCCTGGATCGTCCAGCCGACGGTCAGCGTCTGCGGGTCAGGGCTGCCCGTGATCGGGTCGAGAATCACGTTGCCCCAGTCCATGTAAGGCAATCGTCGCTGGTCCGGCGGGGCCTTGCCCTCGTAAGTGCTGGTCAGCGGCGGATCCCACGTCCAGATAGCCATGTATTCAAGCGGCTCCCACTCCGCGCTGCCGGCGCGCCGCCGCTTGACAGTGAAGAGCTGCGCGCCGGGGTCGCTCGTGCCGCGCTGCACGTAGGCGTAGATGCAGCGGATGCTGGCCGAGTCTTGCACCCGCACCGGCAGTCCGGCTGTTTCCTCGACCGCCAAGGGGCCGGGGCGCTGGAAAATGTAGGCGCCGCCGTTGCAGGTGCGCAGGCCGGGCATGAAGGGCTCGCTGTGCTGTGACAGCGCCCAGATTTTCAGCGGGCCATAGCCGAAATGGTTGGCCACGCCGGCCACTGCGGCGACGATGCAGGCGCTCGGCAGTTTCGCCTCGACACGCGCGGGCAGGCGCGGGTTGCGGAAGAAGCCTTTGCGGACGCTGAAGGTGAAAGTCTTCTTGTCGAGCTTGTAGAAACGAATGCCGGCCGGGTGGGCGCAACGCAGGGTGCCGAATGTGGCTTGGCCCCCGGGCACGCCCGGGTAGGCGCGCTGGAGGACGAAAGTCCCCGACGGCACGACATCCCCCTCCGCGCCGGGGCCGATGATCTGGGCGCACTCATACGAGCGGCGGCCCGGGTTGTCCGGATCGGCGGATTCGTCGTTGAAGACCACGAAGTCACCGACGCGGAAGACGCGCCCGGTGTCCGGGTTCACGGTGCAGATGACAGTGGCCGGGTCCGTGCTTTTTCCGAGCGGCTGGTCGATCGAGGCCCAGAGGTCCGTGGTCAGCTCGTCCACGTAGTAGAGGGTCAGCGTGATCTCCCGCGCCCCCACAATGTTGCGGTTGCCGGTGGCGTCTGGCGCCACGTCCATGTCGTCGAGCACGAAGGTGCCGTAGTCGCCCAGCTTCGGCGTCCCGCTCAGCACGCCGGGGACGCCAGTGTCGATGAAGATCTCCTCCGATGGCGGCTCGGGCACCACGTCGGCCGGCTTGGGGCCAGCGACGAGATCGTACATCGAGTCCGTCACCGTGCGGCCCTGGATGTCGATCGAGTAGTCCTTGTTGAGCCGCCAACCGGTGACGCGGAACTCGCCACTACCACCCGGCATGTCCGGATGAGTGAGCGAGCAGACCATGCCGGGCTCGGTGTTCAGAGCCAGCACGGTGGTCCGGAAGGCGACCTGGCGCGCGGCTTTCCACTCGGCCGGCGTGATGCCTCCGAGCTCTTCGCGCAAGCGAACCGTGATGATCCGCGCTGCCTGCGACTTCGATGAGGTCCCAGCAAGGTTGAGGCTCGATTTCAGGAATAGCGGCCCCGCTCCTCCGCCGACCAGCTCGGCATGGTCGATGTCATAGAGCGAGACCGAGTTCGCCACGAAGCCGAAATCCTCATCGGCGAAATTCGCCGTGATGTGGTTGAAGCTGGGCCGCAACGGCGCGAGCTGCAGGCTGCGGAAGAGGATGTTGCCCTCGGTGAAGGCCTCGACGGCCGAGGAGTTGACGCGGACGCCGAGCTTGAGTTTACCGTTGGCAAACGTGTAATAGCCGAGGCAGTTCGCCAGGATCTCCTGTAGCCAGTCTCTCAGTGGTTTTTGTTCTTGCAGGACGCCGCGGAATTTGAACTGGGTCTCGGTGCCCGTGCCCACCAGCTTTGACACTTGCTCGTCGCAGATCGAGGCGGCCGCTACGCTCGCGTCGACGTCAAACAGCGTCTCGGCGAAATCAAGCTGCTGAGCCGTGGCGTTGGCGCCCATCCGGATGCCGCGCGCTCGCAGGAGCATGTTCACGGCGATCCAGATGGGGTTGGTGAGCGCTGGCCGCCACGTGCGATTGCCGGGCGCCGTCCATGTCCAGCCGCCCAAGCCCTGCGCAACGATGACTTCCATTGCGTGCTCACTCAATCGCGAAAGCTGCAAGCCCTTGGCGTCCGAACGGCGAATCATGACGAAGGCCGTCCCTGCAGCCCGTTCCGTGATCACGGGCGCGTCGGTATCGAAGCCGAATGCCGTGGGATTCGGATCCGGCCCGAGGTTTTCGAGCAGCCCGAGCGAACCCGGGTAGCCGTGGTGGTACTGCCCGTCGAGCTTGTGACCCGTGCCGTAGGCGCCCAGCGGCCCCTCGCCCACGATGCCCACCGCCGAGTAGAAGTCGCTCTCGTCGCGCCCCATGGCGATCTTGGCGTTCACCGGCATGGCCGAATCAGTGTAGATCTCGGGCAGAACCTGGTCGTAGATCGAATCCGCAACGAGCGAGACGGAGGTAAGTGTCGAGCGGCCGAAGCCCCAGACGCCAGTCGAGTTGTCCTTGATCCTGACACTCTGAGGTTTCGCGACGATGCCGCCGAAATAATCGGCCATGCCGTGCGCCCGGCAACCGTTTGCTGTCTCAAAGCCCTTGTCGCAACGCGTGGAGTCGGCCTCGGGGAAGTGCACCAAATCCAGTGCTCCCTGCGCACTGAACGGGCATGCGGCGGAGTTGAAGGCCTTCCAGCAGGTCCTGGAAATGCGCCTGGTAGGATAGGGTAGGTTAAGTTCGTAGAGACCGTCAGCCGCCGTGATCTGAAACTCCGGCCCGGAGTCGCAGGACCAATCCACAATCTCGCCCTTCCACAGGTCGAGCTTGATGCCAGTGCCGACATGGAACAGGGCAAACTCGAGTTCCGCGCGGTAGAGATCGACGTCATTGGCCAGCGCGCGCATGACGCGGTCGGCGTTGCCGCACACGAACCGGGCTTCGTCCGACTCGCCGCCGAGCGACTGGGCGATTCCCTCGAATTCGATCAGGCGGGCCTGATAGAGCTGGCCGCCGACAATGCAGCGCCGGTCTGAGATGTAGATGGATGGGTAACCCTGCTGCTTGGGAACGATCCTGACGAGCGGAATGATTTCCTGGACCTGCGCGAGCAGGGCTTGCTTCAGGGCTTCTGGAGGGAATCTGCTGACGGTCTGGTTGAGCGGATAGGATGGCGTCGTCTGCGGGATCTCGATGAGCGTGACCCCCAGCGAGCACGCCCAGTCCGCGACCATCTCCCACGTCAGGGGCTCGTTCGCAAAGCGGCAGATGACGGGCGTGGCGCCAACGCCGTTGTCATTCGGCGCGTTGTAGGTGAAGGCTCCGAAAGCGCCGTACTTCTGCTCCCAGAAGTTACGGAGCGCTATGCGGTCTGCATCGCGGAGCCGTTGCTTGCGGATTGTGAAGCGCCGCGCGCCTGTGCCGAGCAGGAAGCGCTGCTCGATTTTGGCGTTGCCCGAACCAAACTGTTGAACGACGACGTGATGATCGCGGCGCACCTCGAGCGGGTAATCTGGCGTGATGGGGAACACGCCGCTCGGTGTGATCTCGGGGATCGGCACATTGCCGAGGTATTCAGGCATGGCATCAGTAGCGGTACCAGGCCAGGATGATGTCGCCCACCTGCGGTGTTTGCTCGGCGATGAAGGTCACCGTTTTGCCGGCAAGCGTGTAGTCGAGCCCGCGCTTCATCACGAGACCGTTCCTGGTGAGGATCAGGCTGGTCTGGGGCGATGGCTGGAAGGCGAGCTCAAACACGCGGTTGGATCCATTCACTGGTCCAACCGGAACCTCCGAGTCGGCGAAATTGGGCATCTGCTGCTGCGGCGGAGGCACGGGCCACAGGCCGCCGCTGCTGATGACGCGCACGTCGCTGATTTTGAGCTGAGCATCGGTAGTCGGCACGATCCATTGCTCTGACCATGACTGGCCGCGCTTGGGGAAATACTGCACCACGTAAAATGTGTTGGGCGGACTGGCTGTATCGTTTGGTTCCAGTGTGAGCGAGATCTGGCCGTTCGGCACATCAATCTCGGTCCGCGCGCGCACGACCGTCCGGTCCGACCTGGTGCGCATATCTGGGCTGATGATTACGATCCGTCCTTGAAACGGAGCACCCGTGCCCGTGTAAATCGTGTCGAGGATTTGCGTTTGCGCTGCGGCAACGAGGCACCATGCCAGCAAGAGTAGCGTGCGAATCATGCCACCTCCACCAGTTCGATCGTCACATCGGCCCGGCCCAGTCCGACTGACTGGCTCCACGATCCGCCGAACCGAACCATGTACCTGCCCGCAAGCGACTGACCTGTGGGGTCGTATGAGAACCGCGGCGATGTCTCGTACGGGTCGTAAAAGTAGAAGGCCTCACTGGCGCCGTGCCGGGCGTCGTAAAACTCACGAAGCGCCGCGAGCTGCGCCGGCGTCAGCCGCTTGGCAAGCCGCCACGCTTTGCGGCTGTTCGTTGCCTCGACCGACCTTTGCGATTCGCCGTTGCGGTACTCGTTGTCGAGCACCGGGTACTCATGGCTGCGGACGAAGGCGACGGACAGGCTCCAGGGGAGGACCGCGACAGGGCTTGCGTTTTGGACAGAGCCTGGCATCACTTGATCCTGCCGATCACAATCGGCATAGCCACTTGGCTCGCCGGCACGGCCACGCTCGCCCCGAGCCCGACCCACCGCAGCCATCGCGGCCCGGGCTTTGTCAGCTCGGCCAGATTCTGGCTCGTCTGGGCAGCGGATTGAGCGGCTTGCTGGCTCGCGATGGCCGACGCCTGGATTGCCTGCACGATCTCTGGCGTGGCCAGTCGCACATGACGCATGGTCTGGGCTGACTCGCCGGCCGTCACTTTCGCCGCGGCGAGCAGGCCCAAGGTGTTCGCCGCGAGCGACGGGCTGAGACTGCTCCAAGCCTGCACCCCGGGACGAGCATCTTCCAGTAGGGAGGTGGCGGTGGACGCCGCTTCCTGGGCCCGGCTCGACACACCTGCCACCTCCTTCTGGATCTCGCCCAGCCTGGCGTCAACCCGCGATGCCAGGCCATCCACGCGCCCAAGGAGAGCCCAGCGCGTGCGGGCGATCTCTCGCGCAGCATCCGCGCGCGCTGCGCTGATCTGCTCGTCGGCTCTGCTGACCACATCTGCGAGCCTGTCATCCGCCAGGACGACGATCTCCCCCGGCAGCTCGCGCCAGGCGCGCAGGGTGAGAGCAGCCTCAGCCATGGCCCATACGAGCGCGAGCGCTACGGCGGCGAGCAGCCCGAGCAGGATGCGGTCCTTGACGCTCATCGGATCAGATCCGTTATTCGTTGGTCTGGCCGCGCGCCGAGCTTGGCTGCGACGAAGCGGGCGTAGCCGGCCGGGTCGTTGTTGTCCGCGCTCGGGGCATAGACCCGGAACATCTCGTCGAACGTGGGCGGCTGCCCGTTGGTGTAGCGCCCATCCAGATATTGGCCGATCAGCGCCCGCAGCACGCGCCAGCCCTCCTCGAGCGCCCGGCGACTCAGCTCCTCGCGCGACGCCCCGGGGAACCGCTCAGAGGCCCAAGCGACGAAGTCGACGTAGCCCTTTGAGGTCGGGTAAGGCTTGCCGCGAGCGTCCGCCCATCGCCGGATGTTGCCCGGATTGGCGTTGCGTTGAGCGAGGGTTGGCCATGTGATGCCGCGCGCTTTCGCCTGCTCCTCGGTCACGTAGAAGCCCTCTCGCTCGGCCATCGCGCGCGCCAAGCGATCGATCAGTTCGAGTTTCGTCATGGCCGAATGGCTCCGTAGGCGAGCTCGATGGCCCGGCGGATGCGCCGCTCAGGCAGATTGGGCCATCGGGCCCTTGCCGCCGCCAGCACAATCTCGCCGATGATGCGGCCACGGTCAGCGGCCGGCGTGGCCGGGTCAAACAGCACCGGACCGCCCAGCTCGTCCATCGCGCGCAGGATCTCGTCATCGGATTTTGTTGGCGTGAGCTCAGCCGCTCGGCGCACGAGTGCATAGATGTCTGGGAGGTATGGTGCGACCTCACGCACGCCGACGGCGACGCCGGCCCCGAGCGAACCGAACCACCGTTTGATGCGGTCAATGAGCGCCTGAAACATGATCCCCTCGGTTTGTTTCTGCCGCCTGACGCAACTGCATCAGGCGGTCAACAATAAATTGCGGCGCCGGGACGCCGGCGCGGACAAGATTCTCGACGATCGATATCGCCTCATGGATGGCGTAGTATCCCGCCACAGCCGCGCCCAGGCCCCACGTCCCGCCCCAGGGGACGGAGACCTCGAGCCCGCTCATCCTTCCGAAAACTTCAGCCGCGGCGACGCCCAGCAATACCAGCACCTTGCGCGCGATGCCGCGGCGGCTGACGTCTGATGAGATCTCGCGGGCGATCCAGCCTGCGATGAGTCCAGTCGCGATATCGAACGCGATGGCATAGATCAAGAGTTGGATCATCATGTGCAGCCCAAGAAAGGCAGACAGAACCACTGCCAGAGCTGCTTTCGCCAGTCGCCACATGTCTGTCATGCCGTGATGAGTCCTGGAGTCAGTTGCAACGCGGCCGTCTCGCGGCGGCCGGCGTTGGCTTTCATCGCTGTCATCGCAGCGGATTGCACCGCGCGCGGGTTGTTCACCACAACCCTCACGGTTTCCTGCTCGAAAAATTCCCGAGCGCCCGGCACCGTGATGTTGACCACGATGGGGCCTGCGCCCGACGGAGAACCACCGCCGATGCGATCCAGGGTCAGACCGCTGGAGCTCTGCTGGAACAGGCTGCCGCCCTGCTCGAGCATCGAGACTGGCCGCATTGTGGCCGGGAGCCCAGCGGTGCTCTGGCCCGTCGACAGCGCATAGAGCTCCACCAGATCGCGGATCTGAGGGCTTCGGATCGCGAGATCGAGGTTGCCGCCGAAAGCCTGCTTCGCGATGTTCACAATCTCGGAGAGGATGTTCTTCTCCCGGATGTCGACGCCATAGGTCGCTTTGATCTTCTCGCGGGCTTTCTCTTGGGCACTCTTGACGAACATCCTGAACAGTCCGGCTACCGCGCCAACTCCTGCGCCGATCGCCGCGCCGATCGGCCCGCCAAACTGCCATCCGAGGATGGCGCCGCCGGCGGCGCTCATGCCGAACCCGCCCCATCCGCCGCGCATGAGCCCAGCGGCCATCAGGCCGGCCCCGGCGCCGCCGACCATGCCAAGCTGGGTGCCCATGATGCCGACGCGCGCCAGGCCCAAGGACGAGCCGAGGATCGTCAGCAGCGCGTTGCCGCGGGCCATGCCGCCGAGCATCAACCCGAGGCCGCCGACTGTGGCAAGATTCAGCAATCCGCCGGCGCCACCGAGCAGCCCGCCAAGGCCTCCGAAGCCGCCCCCGCCCAACGGGATGAACGGCGGCGTGCCCTTGCCGCCCATCGCGCCGCCTGGAATCATGCCGGCCATCGCCGGGAGCGCGCCGGCCATGCCGAGGCCTGCGCCCCCTACCGAGGTAACAGGGATTCGCGCACCGGCGAAGAGCTGCATCAGCATCGCCGCGATGCGGCTCGTCACGACCTCCTTGATCGCGGTCAGCAGCGCAGTCTTGAGCGCGTTCCCCATCGCCGACCAGACGGACTGAGACCTGGTGAGCAGCGCGTCGAACACCCCCTCGGCCTGCCGCTTGAACGAGTCAAAGATCCTCTGGTTTTGGTCGCGCACAATCTGCGTCTGCCGGATCGCGGCGTTGTCGCGCGCGGCGTCGATGGCGGCCTGCGTCTCGGCCTCCAGCTGCCGGGCGCGCTCGGCATAGTCCTGGAGGATGGCATCTCGCCGCGCGGCGATCTGCTCCTCGGCGATACCGCGTGCCCGGGCGATCGCCTCCATTGTGGAGATCTCCAGCTCGGACTCGCGGCGCAGCTCATCGGCGCGCAAAGCGAAACGCCGGAGCAGGTAGTCCTCCTCGATCTGCAGCCGCTGCTGCTGGAGAGCGATCTGCTGCTCGACAGTGCGCGCCCCGACGAAATCGAGCTGCCGGAGCTGGTCGTCGCGCATTTGCTCTGCGGCAGTCTCCTCATAGCGCAGGCGCTCGCGGGCTGTCTGCTGGGCGATCTCCAGAGTCTCGGACGACCACTCAATCTCCTGCCGCAGCCGCTCGGCCTGAGCGCGGCGGTCGAGCTCCGCGCGCCGCTCCATCTCGCCGGCAGCGCCCTCCGCGGCCTTGCGCAGCTCGTCGCGCGCCTCGGCGCGGATGCGGATTTGCATTGCCTCGGCGAGATCCCGCTGCGCCTTGGCTGTCAGGCCCAGCTCGCGGCGGTAGCGCTCATACTCGGCGCTGATTTTCGCGACGCCAGTCAGCTCACTCTCGCGGGCCTGGCGGAGGATTTCTGCTGCCCGCTTCTCGGCCTCTGCGGCCTTCTCGCGCTGGCGGATGAGTTCCTCGACGTCGATGTCCTGCACGAGGCGGCGCGGACTCTCCATGCGCTCGGGAGCGCCGATTGCGGCGCGGATGGAGGCCTCGTCGTAGCCCTGCTTCCGCAGTTGATCGAGCGTGGCTCCCTCCGAGATCTGCTTTAGCAGGGCAATCTTTTCGGCGGCCTTTGCCGCCGACTCCTGGTATTCATCGAGCCGCTGCTTCTCGCGATAGAGCACCATGCCGAGCGTGGCCACTCCGGCAGCAGCCAGACCCCACGGATTGGCGAGCAGCGCCGCATTGAGCCCGCCGGCAGCAATCGCTGCGGCGCGCATGGCGCTCGCCAGATCCAGCACGTGCTTGACAACGGCGTAACTGGCGATCCAGACGCCGATGTTCTTGGCCCACTCGGCGGCATCTCGCAAATACTGCACGAGCCGCTCCATGCCGCCCTCTCGAACCCAGCTGATCATCGCGTCCGTGATTCTGATGGCAGCCGGCACGGCGCGCTGGGCAATCTCGAATGACAGCCCTTCGAGCGCGCCCTTGAGCCTGGTGATGTTGTCATTGAGATGCTCGGCGCGTTTGGCTGTGTCCTCATCGATCACGCGGCCGAGGGCGCGCGCCTCGCGGGCCATCTCCTCCAATCCTGCGCGACCGCCATTGAGCAGCGGGATCAGATCCTTGCCGGAGCGGCCAAAGAGATCCAGAGCCAGCGCCGTCTTGCTGACGCCGTCAGGCATCGCCGCGAAACGATCGGCCACGTCCGCGAGGATCTCGGATGTGGCGCGCAGCGTCCCGTCCTGCCTGCGTGTCGCGACGCCCAGCACATCCAGCTCCTTGCTGCCGCTGGCCACGTTGGAAGCGAAGCGCCCGAGCGAGACGGTAAGGCTCTCAAACGTCACATCGCTCAGCTCGGCGGCGTGACGCAGCGCGCTGAGCTCGCTCACGCCGAGGCCGACCTTTTGCGCGGTCTTGCCGAGAGCGTCCTGCGATTGGAGAGCACCGAGCGTCAGGGATTGCAACGCCCTCGCCGCCGCCATTACGGCGCCGTAGATCGCTTGGCCGGCCGCAACAGCTTTTGCCATGCTGAGCGTCATCCCGTCGATGCCCTGCGAGGCTCCGCGCGCGCTGCGCACGGCTGCCTGCTCCATCGAGCCGAGCGCGGAATTCACGCTCTTGATGTTGGCATTGGCGCTGCGCGTGTCGACTTCGACGACCAGTTCGAGACGATTGTCAGCCACAGTACACCCTCGGGGGCCATAAGCTGTGCGGCTTCAGCCAGAGGCAGGCCTTGCCGATGATCGCCTCGGCCCGGTACAGCGCATGGAACAGAGTCCCGCGGTCCACCCGGGCACGCCTGGTTACGTCGCGCCACGGCAACTGCAACACGCGCATGCCATACCAGATGTCGAGGTCCTTGGGCGCCAGCTCGCGTTGCACCAGCATCCAGAAGTCGGCTGCCCACTCATGCCGGGGCATGCTGAAGAACACGGCCCTGCGTCGCGCCGGGATCGGCTTGGGAATGTGCTCGATCAGCAGATACTCGTGAGTGCACCGGCGAGCGATGCAGCGGTAGACGCACGCACAGATCTCCTGCTTGAGTCCGGCCCGACTGACTCGCAATCCGGATCCGCTGCAATGCGTGCGGTTCTCATCGGCGAATGCGCCCGGGCAGAACTCCTCATAGGGCAGCTGGGCCGGCTCAGGCTCCCGCAAGCGAATGATGCGCGGGCGCCAGTCCGCGGCATCCATCCGTTCTCGTACGAGCTGCAGCGCACGGCTCGGGCCGCGCGCACCGCCACGCCGCCGGCGCGGCTGAACCTGGCCCTCCTCAGTGGTCAGCATGAGGGCCGTGGCTGCCATGTGCCTGCTCTGCCTCCAGCTGCTGCTGTTCGTCTTCCACCACCATCAGCGCCGCGAATTCGTCGGCCCTGATCTCGTCGAGGCCGATTCGGAAGCCCAATTTCAACGCCGCGCGCAGATCCAGCACGCGCCGCAGCAGTTGTCCAGTCTCGGATGATTGGGCCGCGTCGAGCTTGTCCAATGGGCAGTCTCCGCACCGGCCTCCGTCGTCAGGCGCGTCCGGACACAAGCGCGGGTCGCAGAGTTCCTCACGTCGCAGTGCCCAATGCACCAGGAAGCGCAGGGAGGGCCGCTCGGGCCACTCCCCGCATGTCAGTTTGGGTCCGATGGTTCCGCGAAAGCGCCATCAAGCGCGTCGACGGCGGCTTTCACGGCCGCCGCCTGGTGGACGATGGGCACATCGTCCGCATAGCCGTCGGTGGACTCTACCAGCTTTTTGTAGAGCGCTGCCGCCGGCGCCAAGTTGATGATCAACTCCTGGCGGTTGTAGGGCAGGTCGAGCACGCGCGCGAAGCCGCGGCGGTATTCGAAGACGTCCTTGGCCGAAGGAATGCGCAGCACGTGGTTCACCGTGCCGCCTAGGACGCGCATCGTCACCCGGAAGCCGTCGCCGACTTGCGCGACGTCGTCCACATCGGCCTGGCTCAACTGCTCAATGATGCGACTCGCCTCGAAGGCGTCCACCTCGGGCGCATCCTCTTCGGCCAAGCGAATCTTGGCGAGCAGCGCCGCGTCGGCTTCTGCCGAGTCGGGGATCGTGGTTTCCGAGACGCCGCGTCCCAGTTGCTTGATAATGATCTTCCGCCTCTTTTGGCGTTCGATCCACTCGTCGTCCGTCGGGAATCGCACGCGAACCGGCTTTACGCCTTCGGGCGTGTTGAGCTTGATCGTTATCGGCTTGCTGGCATCAAACATAATCAGCTCCCGATGTTGTCCTGGCTGCACTTGGCGACGGCCGTCAACAGGCCGTTGGCGGTGTCCCACAGCGGCTTGCATTGAACCTCGACGGTCACGATGCCGTCGGTGTTGCCGAGGTCTGTTGCACTGAAGCCCACCTTGTGGAAGGTCACGGACAGTGAATGGTAATCCGAGCCAGAGATTTGCTGGCCCTGCAGGCTGATCACGGCTGTGCCTGTGGTTTGATTCTTGAGCTTGTCCAGCTCAGTAGAACCCTGCTCGAAGCGCGCAACGAACTTGAGGATAGCGGCGCGGTCGCCGAATTCCATGCGCCCGCGGATGGCCGCGCCGTCTTGGGTGCCAGAGCCTACATAGAAGCCCGAGTCTGGCCTGACATTGTTCTTGAAGCCAAGTTCGAGCGACACCAGGTTGCGGTTGCTGACGTAATTCACCCCGTTGATCGTCACCTGCGCGCTGGCGGCCGGCAAGAAGTGCTCGGCTGTCGGCGCAGGCAAAGTGATGCCGCTCGGCTCCACCAGTTTGCCGCAACCCACGAAGTTGATCGCGATACGCGAGTTGGCGCGGCCCGGACCAGAGCCAAGGGTAATCGTGAAATCCTCAACTACGCAGCCCACCGCCATGCGGTCCAGCACCGCGCTGGCGCCTGGCCGGATCTGCTCGATGAACGAGAATGCCGGCAGCTCAATGCCGCCCGAAACCGGATCCTGCGGAGCGCAGGTATACGTGATCGCCGGCGCCGTTCCGCTCTTGACCCGATTCCCCAAACCGAACACGAACGCCCAGGCGGCGATCTCACTGGTCACATATTTCTCGAGCGAGCCATTTACGTCCCAATGCGATTTGAAGACTTGCGTCGGGAACTCGTGCCCCTTGCCCAACTCGGCCCCGTCATCCTCCGTGACAAGCGAGATATTCGCAAGTGTGGCATTGGTTTTCGTCAGGCTCCAGATGTCGGCCGCCGCGTTGGCCGTGTGCAGGTCGGTCTGCTTCTTGTACCCGAACCCGATTTTCGTTTCACGAATGTTCGCCGGCATCCTCTCCTCCGTCTTCCTCGACCTGCACCCACCCGCTCGCCATCAGCGGGCTGAGTGATTCGACCGTCGCCTCTACTTCGCGCACTTCGCCGTCCGGCGAGCGCAATTTGACCGTTTCAGCCATGTCATTTCTCCCGGAATTCCAATACGCACTCACAGTAATCCAGGCCCTCGGCATCGCTTTGAAAGGCGAATTCTGGCAGATCGACCAGCTCGCACGCCGGGTGGATCGCCGCGTACAGCAGTGGTTGCTGGTGCGATGTTGCGATGCCGTCGGAAATCAGCCGCCAGAGCCGGTAGTAGCCCCCGGGAGGATCGCCCTCGAACGTCTCCCGCGTCCGGAGGTACAACGACACCCGGTGATGCCACATCGTGACCCCGCCCAGAGAGCCAGGGCGGGGGCCAAGATGGGCCACCATGATGCCCGGCGCCGGCATCCCATGCTTCGCCTCGTCGAGGCTGCGTTGCTTCGGGTACCGATGGTGATAGGCGAAGATGCGCTCCGGATTGCCCTCCATCTCGGCCACCAGGTCAGGGATGTCCCTGAGAAAAGCGACCAGGTTGTCAATCAGCTCTGCTGCGTTGATCATCGCTGTCTGCCGCCAAGCGCGCGCTCTAGGATGAGCCGCGGTTTCATCTGCTCAAGCATCCTTTGCGCCGCCTTTGCAACAGCTTCACGATTCCTCGGCGAGAAGACCATCCACGGCTCGATTTTCTGGTTCGCCAAGGCCTTCACCACGTTTGGAACCCCGACGAGGGTTCCGCGCCTGTTGCGGATTGTTTTGATGGAGGAGCGACCGGTGACCGTAGCCTTGACCCGGTTTTCGCTCACTGTTCGAACCTCAAAACTCCGGAGCATATCCCCGGTAAACGTCAGATTCCTGCGATTACCCCTTCCCTGCTTCGTCTTCCAGATCGCGTATCCCCTGGAGAGCGGCTTGGCCGGCGCGTCTGTCGGACCAATGGCGGCGGCCACGCGCTGTTTGACCGCCGCCACCCCAACGTTGCCCAGTTCATACATCTGCCGCTGCTTGAAGCTCAGCAGATCCAGCCGCAGCTGCCGCTTCTGGTAGACGCGAACAGTTGCCATGATTACTGGCGCCTCCTGGCGCGCAAGATGACGCCACCCTCGGAATCAGCCGCGATGTCATCGACCTTGTAGCGCGCGCCGTCGATTTCGAGCTCGTCCCCGGCCACTGGCGGAGCAGGCAGATCAGCCACGCGCACGAAGAGCACGGCCCAGACGCCAGGCGTGGTGTCATCTGGTTGGCGCGCCTCCTCCAACACCGCGCGGACAGAGACCTGCCCTCCGGTTTCTGGCAGGTAGAGGACCTCTTTCCCGAAGATCCCCACCGCCGCGGCATTGAGCTCATTCACAGCCGCTTGCCAGGGGCTCATGCTCAGGCCTTCGTCCCTTTGACCAGCACCTCCGGCCGCAAACAGATCGGCAGCGGATTCGACTGCGTGTGGATGTCCGTGCCGCGGTCGAATTTCCGCGGCTCCTGCTTCGCGTAGAGCGGCAACCCGATGGTATTCGCCGTCTCGTTGAAGTCGGCCGGCGCGAAGAACGTCCGGAAGGTGTTCGCTGTGCCAACCGGGAAGAAATGCGCCTCGTCATCCTCGATGAACTTCCGCACCACTCCATTGGCATCCGTGGCCTGGCCGCGATATTCCTCGAACGTCACGCCGCCGAAGGTGAATCCCGTGCGGTAGTCGCCGCCGAGGTTCTGGGAGCGCTGGAAGTACATGAAGGCTTCCTTGACCTTCGCGTGGCCAGTCAGCGCATCGTAGAACGAAGGCGAGCACAGGCACATGACGCCGGTCATGAATTCGCCCTTGAGGTTGTCCTCGATGTGCCGCTTGACTTCAAGGACCTTCGCGAGCACGTCGGTGCCGCTGTTGGTCAGCGCGAAACTGACCGTCTTCGGCGTGATGCCGAACTCCGTGTAGAGGTTGTACAGCGTCGAGCCGTCGGCGTCGAGAATCACGCCCTTCAGCGCACCCATGCGGAGCCATTCCAGCGTGATCGCATGCTTGTTGCGCATGGTCTCCAGCTTTTGGGCGACGACTGTGGCGATGGCCTCCATCTCGGATTCCGAGCCGAAGGCGCGGATGCCTTGGACTTCCTCCGGCAGCACGACGTCATCGTGCGGGATGTGGGGGATCACGAAGGACCGCACCTTCCGCTTGCCTTGGACGCCAAGGGTGCCCGGCGCGCCGACGGGCTGCGTGGGCAGCAGGTTGAGCACTCCGTTCATCTCCTCGATGAGGATGGTGCGGGTGCGGACCCCGACGGCCGGAAAGAGGTTGAGCTGCTCAAGACGGCCGTAGTTGTTGGGGATCTTGTTGATGGCCGCGGTCAGCGCGACCATGTTGAAGGCATTATTCGTGAACGGACTCAGCATCGGTTACGCTCCTTCCCGGACAAGCACGCCCAGGGCTTTGAGTTGACTGATTGCCGTGGCCTTCTGCGGGCCGGTGATCGAGGCCGGCCACACGAGCCCCTTGTCCGAGCAGACTGCATGACGCGCGATGATCACGCCCGGCTTGTCGCCGGTGCTTGCGTCAACGGCATTCAGTAAGACGCCGGCCGCGTTTTGCGACCCGTCGCTGGCGCCCGGCGCAAGCTGGGTTACCTTGCCGCTGGCGGTGATAACGCCGACGACGGTGCCGGCCGCCAGATTCTGGCCGCTGGCGACGGTGACCTTGTCGCGGCTGTAGTTGTTGTCTTCCTCGAACTTGAGCCAGTCGCCGAGGTAGTTCGGTTCGGCTTGAACAGGCATCGGTTACTTTCCTCCTCTCGCGCTGATCAAGGTCTTGACGGCCTTGACCACCGGGTTGCTTTCGATGTCCGCCGCCGGCGTCGCGCCGGTTTCGGGCAGCACATGCGAAATGATTTCCTCCTTGTCCGCCTCGGCCCGCATTGCGAGCAACTCGTTGCGGACATCCTGCACGGACAATCCGCGCGCGATGAAATCGCCTGCCAGCGCCGGCCTGCCTGCGATTTTGCACAGCGCGGCGATCTCGGCAGCCTCGGCGAAGCCCTGCCGACGGGCTTCGGCCTCGATTGCGGCCAGATCGGGAACGGGCGGATTGACAGCCGCCTGGGTTGACTCAGACACTGGTGTGCCTCCTTTCGTGAACTTGGGTTTGGACAATGACTCCGTCATCGCGGCCAGCGCGTCGCGGAACGTGCCCACGCGGTCGGCGAAGCCTCGCGCAACGCCCTCCTCGCCGTAGAAGACCCCGGCCTCCGTGGCTCGGACAGCCTCGGCGCTGAGATTGCGCCTGCGGGCCACGGCATCGACGAACATTCCGTAGAGCCGGTTGATCTCTGCGACGAGCACCTCGCGGGCCCCGTCGGAGAGCGGCTCATGCGGGTTGAAGTCGTTCTTGTGCTGGCCGGCGAAGATCGTCGTGTAGCGCAGGCCGTTCGCCGCGTCCCAGCCGCTTTGGTCCACATGCATCGCGATGATGCCCACCGAGCCGACGCCGCCCGTGCGGGTGACCCAGATGCGGTCCGCCGCCGAGGCCAGCAGGTAGCCGGCGCTCAAGGCCCAGTCGTCGACCGAAGCCCACACAGGCTTCATGCGCGCGGCCTCCTCGATCAGGCCGGCCACGTCCCAGGCGCCGTTGGCCTCGCCGCCGTAGCTGTCGAAGCGCAGCAAGATTCCCCGGACCTGCGGGTCGGTGGCGGCATCGAGAATCTCGTTCCCCAACTGCTCGTATGAGGTGAGCCCCGACTGCGCGTCCATGCCAGAGGCGCGGTTGACCAGGGTGCCCGACACTTCGATCACGGCGATGCCGGCGTCCGTCACAGCGTACGGTTTGCGGGAACGCTGCTCGGAAAGCAGCGCCGCTTCGACCGCGGGCGGCTCGATATTCAAGCGGGGGGCCAGCACTGCCAGGATCGCCGCCAGCTTCTTCGAGTCGATCATCAGCGGCGTGTTGAACACGCGCGAGGCAACATGGTGGAGATGCGACATGAAATCATTCCGCATTGAAACGGTGCGAACCGTTCATCGGGAGCGCCAATTCAGGCAAATCACGGTAAACCACGGTCATTCCCTTCATCGACATCGCGTTATCGCCGGCTGTGTTGTCGCCGGTTTCGCCTGCGGGCCGGTCGGCCGGACGCCCCGAGGCTGTGGTCTTGCGCGGGTCGGAGTCGTAAACAAGGCCCAGTTCGTCGGCGCGCGCATTGTCGGCCGCCACCTGGCGATCCACCTCCTCCTCGTCGTAGCCCATCTCGTTGATGACGGCGCTGCGCGGCTTGAAGCCCGCGCGCACGGCCGTGACCTCGGCGTTCATGTCCTTGAGCGGATCAACCCAGGCCCAGGACGGCGGCCGCCACTCAACATCGAGGTAAGCTTCGGGCCTCCGAACATAGTCGCGCGCGTCAATCGCGCCGGCGAGTGCAGCAGCTTCGATCCACGCCTTCCACACCGGGCGGCAGAACTGATAGACCATGACCTGGTGCTGGAACTGCTCGCAGCGGCGCCGGAACTCGAGCAGGCCTGCCCGGATGGAAGAGTAGTTCACGCGCTCCAGATCCCCCGTCAGCTGCTCGTAGGTGATTCCGAGGCCTGCGGCGATGGCGCGCAACTGCACGCGCATGAAGTCCGTGTACATGCCTCCCACGTCGGATGGCGAGGAAAACTTCACATCCTCGCCTGGCCGCAGTTTTACCATCGTTCCTGGCTCCAGTCCGGCCAGAGGAGCGCCGCCGTCTTCCGCTTCCGGCTTGGCGCCGAGAATTGGGTCGTCGGGATTGTTTTCGATCAGGAACCCAACGTGAAAAGCCGCTACCTTCTTCCGGACCAATTCCGCGTCGTCGTACTGGTCGAGCTCATGGAGCTTCACCAGCACCTGCGCGAGCCAGGGCTGGCCGCGGTGCTGCCCAGGACGAAGCGGCTTGTAGATGTGGAGGACCGAGTCGGCAGGCACTCGCGCGAGATCGCCAGCCATGAAAAACAGAGGCTTCTCGCCGGGATGCTCGCGATAGAGGTGATAGGCCACGCGGCGGCCGATCTTGTCGAACTCGATGCCGGCGCGGATGACGTTGCCGTTGGGCAGACTCTCATTCTTGGTCGTGGGCAGGTGCTCGGCTTCGAGCAGCTGGAGCTGCAGCGGGACTGTCAGCCCATCGTCTGGCCGACGTTCGCGCAGGCGGACCAAACACTCGCCGCCCTCGATCATCGCGCGGCAGACCAAGGCCTGCAGCCCATAGAAATCGGTCAATCCAGCCGCGTCGGCCTCGTCGGTCCAGCGCAGCCACAGCTCCTGAAGGCGCCTTTTCACCGCCGGATCCGGGTGTTTCGACTGCGGCTTGATGCCGGCCCCAATCGCATTGCCGACAAAGCTCTCTATCGCATTGGCCGCCCAGGCGTTGCGTCGGACAATCTCGCGCGACCGCGCCCGCAGCGCATCGCCGCCCTCGGTGATGAGCGCATTGATGCCGGCCGTGCTGGCACTCCAGCCGATCGTGCGCCGCGACATCGACGCGGCCTCGAAATCTGCAGCGCGCCTGGCGATCGGCGCAATCGCTGCCCGCACCAGATTCCGCCAGTAGCCCATCAAAACCCCTTCGTCGTGTAAATCCGAACCATGCGGGAATTCGGCCGCGCCGGATCCGCCGCGGCCAAGGCGGCTTTTACCTCGGCGATGGCCTTTTTGAGCTCTTCGACGCTGCGGTATTCAACGCTGCGGCCTTGGAACGAGACGCGCAGCATGCCGCTGGCGAGCGCTGCCTCCAGAGCCTCGAGTTGCTGTTGGGAATATGCCATCGCGCTACCTGCTCATCCACGACGATCGAATCACCTGGCGCGCCGGCGGCCGTGCGGCGGGCGAAGGCGATGTCTCCTGCTTCTGCTCCGCAAACGCGGCGGCATGCGCATCCAGCTTGAAGCCGGCCATGTAGAGCGAGTGCAGGGCCGCGAGCGCGTATGCGCGCGCGTCCAGCGCCTCATTTCGCACGCCGGCGGGTTTTGCAAATTTGCGGACGCCGCGCTCGACAACAATGCGCTCGCTCACGAGCATCTCGAACCAGTCGCGCCCGCGGTCCAGCGGGAAGTGGCAATACCCCGGGCCGGGGCGCTCCACCCGCAGCCGCGAGTAGATTTTCTCTTTCGCCACGTCGACACCGATCAGGTACAACTCGCCGCGATTCTTGCCGCCGATCGTCGCCCGCCTGGGCCAGACCGGTTTGCCGAATCCGCTCTGCCCCTTGATCGGCCAGATGCGCCGCCCCCTGCGGGACCGGCAGAAATCGAGCACTGTCTCGGTCTCGAATCCTGCGTCAATCGCCGCCGCACTCACGGGCAGCGGCAGACCGGCCTCATGCTGCCATTGGCGGCTCAGCAGCCGGTCCAGATCGTTCCAGACTTCTGGCTGCCCCGTATCGCCGTGCAGCACGAAGTAGCCCAGGCTCCAGCTTTCCTCCCCGGCGCCCCAGCCCACCACTTCGCACTCGATCCTGTCGGCTTGCACGTCCGCGCCGGCAGTGATCAGGCACACGCCGGCGGGCGCCTCAGCGGCGAACGGCTCGCGCCGCCCGAACAGCACATCGGCCTCCAGCGGCACTGCAGCCTCATCGCGCCACGTTTCGCCCAGGATTGTGTTGACGAACACCTGCAACGTCTCGCGGGTCCGCTTGGCCTCCAGAAACTCGGCTGCCAGCTCGGGCAAACCAGGCCAGCCCACGGGGGCGTAGAGTGCGTTCAGGCTGTAGCTCCGGGTCCGCCCGTCGCCGGCCGCTGTGGGCCTCCACTCTCCGCCGGCGAGCATGGCGGTCTTCTCGTGGTTGGCGACGGCGTAGCCGCAAGCCTCGCAGTGATACCGCGCCTTCTGCGGCTCGCCTTCGGGCCAGCGGAGGTTTTCCCAGACCAGCCGCTGCATGAACCCGCAGCGCGGGCATGGGACGAAGTAATACCGCTGGTCCCCCTGCCGGAAGAGTGCCTCGATCCGGCTGACGCCCTCGATTGTCGGCGTCGAGACGGCCAGGATCTTTCGCTGCGAGCCGAAGGCCACGGTCCGGCGGACAGCGAGCGTGAACGGATCACCCTCGCCATCGGCGTCGGCCGGCCAAGCGTCGAGCTCGTCCGCCAGGACGTACTTCGCCGGCAGGCTCCGCAGGCCCACAGCGCTGTTTGCCCCGGTGAGAATCAGCACGCCGCCGGCGAATTCTTTCATGAGCACCGTGTTGCCCGAATCGCGCGAGCGTGGATCCTTCACCCTGTCGCGCAGCACCGGCGAGGCCTCGATCAGACCATCCAGCCGCTGCTTCGAGAAGCGCTTCGCCATCTCCACCGTCGGCTGCACGAGCAGGATGGGCGCCGGCGCGTGGTGCATCAGGTATCCGCAGGCATTCAGCAGCACCTCGGTCCCGCCGATCTGGGCGGATTTCATGAAGACCACGCGCTCGCATGGGGAACTCGGCGTGAGCGAGTCCATGATCTCGCGCAGGTACGGCGTCCGGCTGGTCCGCCACGGCCCGGGCTCCGGGCTCGTGTTGCCAAGTACCCGGTATCTGTCCGCCCACTCGGAGACCGTCAGCCGCGGGGGAGGCAGCAAGGCATGCAGCGCGCGCTCCAGTGTCGCCCCGATCGGGTCTGGCGTGGCGCATTCAAGCAGCTGCGCTGGCACTCCTCAATGCCTCCTCAAGCTCCTGGCGCAAGATGACGCGCACATCCCCCTCCGGCCTGCCGGCGAGCACAGCGCCGAGCCTGTCGGGCAGCGCGAGGATGCGATCGCGGATGCCGGCCAGCGCCTCGCTCCACCGCCGCTCGACGGCCGCTGCATCGAGCAGCTCGCCGCGTTTCTGTCGCACTTCCAACTCGCGCAACTCCGCCAAGGCGACTTCCTTCCGCCGGCGGGCCTCACGCTCCGTGATCCTGGCACCCGTGTTGGGGCGGCCGATGCGCTTTCTGGGAGCCGCGACCTGAGCAGGTCCATGCCTGGATGCGCCTTTTGTGGCCTTTTGGCCGGTTTTCGGCATCTGACGCTAGCGAATTTGTGCAATCGGTCTACCCGCCCAGGCCGCCCGCCAGGAAGGACCCGCGCACTTTTACTCCCGTATTTTCAATGGCGTACAAGACAATCCGAGAGCACTCGCAAAAAAATGGGGCGGAGCTCACTGCCCCGCCCCAAGCGCCGCAGCACCCACGTCTGGCCTGATGGCAGGCGTTCAAGGTACGAATACCTCTGGCCCATGTATGAACTGATCTTGGCCGGCACCTCGCTCGCGTCACGGGGCCGCAGATAGGCGCGCGCGATGGTCCCGTCGCGCCTGCGGATCACTCGCGCCACGCGTCCGTCATCCTGCATGCGCTCGAACACGCGCACCGGGACGGCATCTAGAGGCCGGCCAGCCGCTGAAAAAATGGGAATTTGCACGATGGATCCTCAGCAGCAGGCCATAGCACTGCTGCGGGAGAAATGGGGCCGAGGCCCGCGGGGTATTTCCTTAACCGGGTATTGCCCGGTGGTCAGCGCCCCGGCGCTCGCCATCAGAATCCAAAATGCAAAAACATTTGTCAAGTGAAATGTTTGATATATCGCAAGCCATGCTGCTGCAATCAGTTAGCACTGTTGGCAATTTTGAACGCCATCCGACATGCCGAGCAGATCACTCCGCCGTTTGGCAAGCGTGCACCAGGTCGCCCACAGAAATCGCAAAGCGCATCACTCTCGCCAAGCCAAGCTTCGAATGCCGCCCTGCGGATGATCCAATGTCCTCCTTGGCGCTCTTGAATGGCAGGGATGATTCCAGCGCTCAACAGCCTGTAGATGCGCGCCTTGGACACACCCAGGCGCACGGCGATTTCAGCCACCGAAATGAGAACCGGGCTCCGCTTCAATCTTGACCTCCTACGCTGCTTGTCGGCAATCGTTTTCGTCTCTTGAGGCGGCACTACCAGATCGCTCATCACGCCACACCTCCTGCCGCGGCTGCAATAATCTGGATATCCTGGCTGCTCAGTCTCAGCTCTCGCAATAATGCCGCAGCGAACAGCTTTGCTACATCTGGCAGCCCGGCTTCGGCGGCGATTTTTACGAGCTGCGCTAGGCCTTCGCTTGACGGAATTCGCCCGGCCTCATACCGCTGAATGGCTCGGCTCGTCAACCCAAGTCTGGCGGCGAACTGCTGCTGAGTGAGTCCCAATTCCACTCTCAACGCTCTGATTGCGTCGGCAGCCCCTGCCTCTGTGCGATGCACTGCACTTCTGGCCCTGGGCAAGCCAACGCCGAGAGAGCGAGTGAATACAGCCGCCAGATCGTCATGACCGGCGGCTTGCGCCATGCGGATCAAAGCCACAAGGGACTCCCCTTTTGGAGGCCTGGTAGTTTCCCAGCGCGCGACAGTGACAACCGCCTTGCCAAGATGAACCGCGAGCGCCTGCTGGGTCATGCCAAGCCGCCGGCGCAGTTCGACGATGGCCTGCTGCACATCGTTTCGTTCCATCACGCCACACCTCCCGCTGCAGCGGCCTCGGCTACGGCGTCTGTCGCGCGCCGTCCGTCGGCCTCAGCCAGCGTCACGAACCAGCCCCAGCTCTGTATGCTCGATGGGTGCTTGCCTCGCCGGCGCAGACCGAGCAGCCAGTCCCGGAGGCGCTCGAGGCTCATCCCGTGAGCCTCCAGCAGCCGACGGCAGAGCGCGTCATCTGGCGGCCCGAGTGTCTCGGCCCGATGCTCCATCCAGTCGCAGAGCATCCTGGCGACGACAGCAATAGCCAAGCCTGCCTCGTCCCTCGGCTGTGGCGGTGCTCGGCGCTGCCGCGGCTCCATCGCGCGCCGCTCGGCCAAGATCGGGACGATAGAGCGCGGATCTGTCAGCGGCGGCGAGTCACCGTTGCCGGACACCCTGGACGCTCCAGGCGAGATTTCCACATGGTTTTCCACAGGAGTCAGCGGCGGCGGCGGCGCTTCCTGGGGGGTAAGGGGGGTGTTGGGGAGTTGTATATCGCCGCTGTTTTCATGTTCATGTTCATATTCATGTTCGGGCGCGCCCAGAGAAGTGGGTTTACTGGGCGTGCCCAGTGATGGTTTGCCCAGTGATGAGCGTTCACTGGGCTTGCCCAGTGATGGCACCTTACTGGGCTTACCCAGAGAAGTAGGTTTACTTGGCGCGCCCAGAGAACAATCAGGCGAGCCGTTCGGTCCGTCGTCATCAGGCGGTGCGGGTAAGGATGACGGAAGCTCCCTCGGGTGGATCTTCTGATGCTTGGCGAAGGTGCGGATCTGGATGCAGCGCACGCCGCGAGCCTGGTAGCGGATGATGAAGCGCCGCTCGGCAAGGTGCTGCAGCCAATTCTCGACGTCCTCGTCAGAGACGTCCTGCCGGAATGGGAAAATTGCCCCGGCAATCATCCTCGGTGCGTCCAGCAGGCGCCCCTCCCTGTCCGCCAGGCACCACAGCCCCACGAACAGCATCTGAGCTCCGATCGGTACGTTGGCCAGCTCCGGATCGGAAAAGAACGCTGGCTTGATCATGCGCGCGCGCATCTCACCGCCTCCCTTCCATTGGGCTTTGTCCCGCTCGATCCCAAAAACCCGTTTTGGGAACCGTAGCAAAAACCGTAGCAGAGGATTGCAAATCGTGTAGAATCAGTGGAGTGGAGAGGTCTGCAAAACCTTTATTCGCGGGTTCGAATCCCGCCCGCGCCTCCAGTTTTCCCGCCTTCTTCCCATTTTCCCCGGATTCGCGGAAACTCCGGCTGACGGCGCCTGCCGCATCCGGGCTGGCGGCGTTGGCAAACG